TAAGTACATGACTTCGCCGATGCTTTGCTTCGGATGTGGATTAACGGGTGGGAAGTTTTCTTCTAGCTCTACTTGTATAGAACTAATGGTTGGTCCGATGATGGACTCAAGCATATTGTGGGAGGTTTGTATTTGCATGTTCAAAAAATGCTGGCATGCGAGCTGCTTTTGTTTCTGAAAGTTGTGGGGCTTTGCCCTCATACATTAACCGATCACTCGCATCCAGCCAAAATTTTTTGTCTAAATATTTGTCGGTAGTATTTATACCTAGTGGTTGTAGTACCCATTGTATAGTTGCCTTCCGAAGCTTATCCAAAGAAGAGCTAGGAACAAGACCCAACTCAGTACATACGAGACTATTTGTCGCAACGTGTATCTGTTCATCTCTGGATATATCAGCTGATACTGTTCTGAGAGCAGCATCACCAAGAAAGCGAAACATAGGTAATAGAACAAAGAATATAGCTCGCTCTGCAACGAGTGCCTTTGTGATAGTGTGGTCAGGGTGTGCAATCCAAGCATCTCTTAACCTCTTAGCTTCGAGCTCAGACTTGAGATCAGCCCCATGGGCGTCAACAATGAAGCCCAGAGCGAGATCATGTTTAATCTCGTCTTGTACGTTTGACTCAAGAAGTGTCCTCGCTGCTTCCGGGACTTCTTTCTCCAGTCCCTGAGAAATAAATTCTCCAACTGGTAGCTCCATATGACGTATTGCGAGTGCACGCTTGATGGTTTCTTCAGCACCTTCTTTCAATACTCCTTTGGTAGGTTGGACCGGGGTCCATGTTCTTTTTCTGTTTTGTAATTTTATGTAGGGGTTCATTGTTGGCAGTCACATGTAATTTCATTTGTATTCTTTTCTAATTCTACAATGCTTGCCAAGTAATCTTGTACGTCAGTGTCTCCTAACGCTGCGTAAGCATCAGACTTATCTTGAACGTCTCCCATTACTTGAAGGCTGTAGTACAACGAGGATTGAGGGCTTGCTAGCCACTCCTCTATAAATGCTTCATCATATGTTACAACATCACTCCAAGAGTTGAAGCTGTATCCATGAAGCAATCCTGTCCTATCGAGCATCGTCATGATTTCGTCTGCTACACGCTTGTATGCGTCCCATCCTACTTCACTTGCTATCTCAACGTCACCATAGTTGACTCTATCTACTCCGAACTCGCCGGAATCTCTGTCAACCATTCTTGCTATTGGTGGTGCTATCTCGGGTGTGCATGTAAAGCCGTCTAGGTCTCTACTGCGATAGCTACAGCTGGCAGTGGGTGCAATAGCAAACGCCCTTACCATATTGTTATTATGTGCTACTTGTGCTGCTTCAAAAATCGCCCTATCGAAGGCAGTAGCCGCCATACCGGCTTCGTTGGCTGCACTATATCCTCTGTTGACATTCCTGAGTGCGTGTCCGAAGTCGGAGTAGGTGATGTTGTATCTTCTGAGGAAGTTTGCAAGACCGAGCACTCCGAGCCCAACTTGTCTGTCGACTTCGGGGGTAAGGTATTCTCCAGATTCTCCAACGCCTGTCCTACTATGGAGATCGCACAACTCGGACATGCCTGATACGAAAGCCTCTTGTAGGTTGTCGAGTGTACAGGAACCGAGATTGACATGCTGTAACAAGCAAGTTCCACGTGAGGGCAAGTATACCTCAAGGCAGACGTTCCCATAGATACGCTCCCCGGTATTGGGGTCATGTCTGATTTTGTTGAGCCAGACGTCTCCTGATTTGATTCCATAAATTAATGCGTCCCTTGTGTCTTGATCTGCAAAGTGCCACATCTCGTCATTGATGTCGATGCACCGCTTGACCCAAGGCAGTTCTGATCGGCTTGCAGTTATAAAGTCCACCGCATCTGGGTGGGATAGGTCAAGGTGCAATACAATAGCACCATTTTTGTAAGCTCCACCTCTTCTCAAGGTTTCGTTTAGAGCTGAATATATTTTTCCAAAGCTGACTGGGCCAGTAGCCACAAGTCCTTTGTCATTTTCGTGTCCGGCTGGTCTTAGCTTAGACAGGTGGATTGCACAGCCTGCACCAAATCTTAGTGCATGACTTGCGAATCTCCAGCTAGCTTCGATGCCGTTGGGACCTTCCATGCTGTCTTCAACAACGAAGGTCGTGCATGATACAGGTAGTCTTGATGTAGGATCATCTATCCAAGACTGTACCCGTCCAGTGCGGGAGATAAGTTCAGACATTTTAAATAATAATACTGTTTTCTATTAGGTCTTTGATTGCATTTGTTAATGCGAAGTTTTGTCTCTGTAAAGCAAGGAAGACAGTCACAACGTCCTCCTTTTTGTCATAATTCTTGCGTAAATTATCTTCAATCACTCTCATCTTGAACTGCTGCTCCACTGTTAATAGAGTAGGTTTCTTTGGGCGTCCAGAGTATGGGCGTTTGTTCTTTGGTATCATAGTCATCTATGGTAAGTATTCTGGCAAGCCTTGCGTTTAAAAGGGCGTCGTCTTCGGTCAGTCCTTTATCAGTAAACGCTTTTACAACTGTTGACCAGTTGAAGCCTTCTTTATTGAACAGAGTCTCTGCTCTCTTGACTCCGATGCCCGGTACACCACTGTAGCCATCAGTCTGATCGCCAGCTAGTGTCTGTATCAGATGCCACTTAGCACCTTCTTCAGCGGTGATATCTTTAGAGGTTTCGAGGTCATATAGTTTGCCGGGTATCTGTCGCATATCTTTGTCAGGTGAGACAATTACATTGCCGAGGTGTTGTGTAGCGTAGATACCCATGGCATCATCAGCTTCCAACTCTTTCATAATTATAACGTTGTATTGTATCTTTAGATTAGATATTACACGTTTGTAACCACAGGGCTTCTTTCTATTTCGATGACCTTTGTAATCTGGGGAAATTTTTTTCCTAAAATTTTTAGTGTCTGAAAAGAAGAGTATTGGTTCGGCAAATCCGCCAAAATGAGAGGTTATCTTGCTAATCTCATTTGTAACTGCTTTGTAAGCGTCACTAAAGTTAGATGTCACAAATATAACGTCTTCCCCGTAGTCTATTTCTGTTTCACAGGCTGCACAGCATTTATATACTATGAAGTCTGCATCTATTAGTATGTTCATGGTGGTTTAGTGTACGTCAGCCCAAGTTTGCCCAATCTTAGCTTCTGCTGCGATGGGACATCTTAGGTTGTAATGTTCGCCTGCCATTTTGGCTGCAAGCTCTAGCCATCTAGCTAACTCTTCACAATCACGCCTGTAACACTCATAGTTCAGTTCGTCATGTATGAACGACAGCTGGTGACCGTCAGGTGGTAGGCACTCGTTTATGGTGACCATCCATCTCTTGGCGATTGTCGCTGCTGATCCCTGTAGGAGGTAATTGAGAAACTTATGCCCTTTGTCAATGCCGATACGCCTACCGTCGATGGCGTTTGCATAACCTCTCTCACTACGTGTCTTACAAGCCTGTAACAGCTCCGCAAGACCCGGAATGGCAGCAACATAAGCTTTACGTATATCTGCTCCTTTTTGTGCAGCGGCTTCTTCGGATAGTAACTTATCAAAGCTTCTACCTAGTTTGATGTTTCCGGCCCCGTAAAGGAAGGCGTAGGTAACAGTCTTAACTTGTCGACGGGTAATTCCGATTCTATCGGCATTGGTTTGGTGTATATCTCCTGTTGTAAGGATTCTAGCATAACGTCCTTGATCGTATCTGGCGAGGTAGTGGGCGAGCATCCTGAGCTCAATACCACTAAGATCGGCAGAGACCAGAACTTTAGTAGGTGTAGCTTGAAATAGCTTTCTAAATCTTTCGTCACTTGGTACTTGGGCTAAATTTGGTTTTCTGTGTGCACATCGAAATGTGTTGGTGGCGACAGAACAATGGTGGTGTATCCTGTTACACGTCGTAACAAGCTTGTTCCATGCGTTCACGCCTTCCGAGATCATCCCCAATTTCTTGGTAATATCTAGACATTGAAGAAACAACTGGGCTGTCTCCGACCCAATATCCTTTAATACAGTCTCGTCCACGACGGGCTTCCCTGTCGCGGTCATCTGTGTCGGTTTCCAGTTTTCGTGTGTCTTCAGTATCCATGCTATGTGGTCTCGTGAGGTGGGGTTAAGTTGTTTAAGTTTTGTAAATGGGCATCCTTGTACGTACCCTTGTGTCCTGTTATTTCGCTTAGGTGTAAACACTGCTCCAGCAACGAACCCGTATTTTCTGCGTAATACTTCTGTAGCTTCTTCCATTTCTCTTCGCAGAGTTGATTCGAGCTCGTATGCGGCTTGTTGGTTGAAATACCATCCATGTTCTTCTTGTCGTTGTAATATGTGTGCGACTTGGTGTTCTAGTTGAACCCAGTCAGGTAAGGGTGGAAATGTTGGCATAGTTTATTTGTAACAATAACGTCTTGTTCGCAATAGTCCTCCATCTCCTTGCTCCATTCCAGCCAGTCGGAAGTCTCTCCAAAGTTCCCCTTGTATTCTCCCAACCTGTAGCCGTATGACTCCAAAGAGTGGCGACCATACAGTTTGGTAGGCATACCTTTGTGCTGTGCGTTTCTGTCTGTATTCAGCATATCAGCGTGGTATAGCCTTGATAGTATAAGTGTATCTACAATAACTCCCTTTGGTTCAAAGAAAGGGTAGATATGTTTTATCACTGGCAAGTCAAAGCCAATGATGTTGTGTCCTATAATAGTGTCAGCAAGTTCTAGATACTGAACTCCTCTGAGTATAGGATCTGTCTGTCCTGTATCGTTGTATCTTGTGATCTCTCCTGTCTCGTAGTCCATAGTGACTAGACAGTGAATCTCTTTACGCCTTGCTGTTATTGGCGTTGTTTCTAGATCGAACAGGAGGGTGATAGGTTTTGTCTTTGAATTGTGCTCTTTCAATATCTGTCTCCGTGGGTGGTTCGGGTCTTATCAGTCTAGAAGTCGACTGTTGGGTCAAACTCTGGCTGTTCATCTTTCGTAGTTTCATAAAAATTAGTGGTAGATAGGTCGTAGGTCAATCGTGTTGCGACGCCAACTTCTCCCGAATATCTGTTCTTAAGAACTCTAACAGTTGTAATGTTGTTAGAATCTTCGCTTTGTTGGTCTCTCTCCAGAGCGATGACTGTATCGCTGATTTGAGAGATCGAATGAGAGCCTCGTAGTTGTCCGAGGGATACACGTCCTCCCTCCTCGTGCGAATTACTGTCACTGTTACTTCTCCTTAAGTGTGATACTAAATATAATGTGATGCCTGTACGTTCGACGAGACTTCTAAGTCTAGTCATCGTAGAGTCAATCATGCGTCTTTCATCGCCGTCAAGTCCTGACAGCAATATACTCAGGTGGTCTAGGAATATAACACGACATTCCAATCCACTGGCAAGGTATTCGATCCTGTTGTAAATAACATCCGGGTCAAAAGAGCCAAAGCCATCAAAAAGATATACGTTCCAATTAGCAAGCGTTGCATCAAATGCCTCCTTTAGTTCTTGTTCATCATGTTCTCCGATGTGGAGTGCTTTACCTACAGCAGCAGACATAAGTCCGAGTGCTGTACGTTTGTTGTTGGCTTCTAGTTCTAGTATACCAACAGTCTCACCACGCTCACATAGTCCTGATGCTATCTCTCTGACAAAGGATGTCTTACCAGAGCCAGTACCAGCTGTGATTGTGATAAGTTCGCCATATCTTATGCCATGTAGCATGTCGTTCATACCCTTGAATGGGTAGTCCCACTTCGCTGCTTCAGTTGGAGCAGTTACTACATCGAGCATGTTCTTACCATCTACGATGCCGTCTGGTCTGTATGGCTTGGCGTCCCAGATGGCTCGTCTGATTGCGTCAGAGTCCCCAGCTTGGAGAGCGTCTGAAGCATCTTTGTAATTGTCAAGTCTAGCAACCTTAACCCTGCCGGAGGGGAGTATTCCCGAGGCAAGTTCAGTGGCCGTACGCCCTGCTTCATCGTTGTCGAAGAAGAGGACGATCTCTTGGTATCCCTGTAAGAATGGGATTTGTTTTTGCAAGTCTTTCTTGGCACTTGCCGCACCATGAGGTAGGCTGACCATCGGCCAACCTGACATAACCTCGTAACAACTGGCTGCATCTAATTCTCCTTCAGTGATGACAATTCGTTTACCACTTGTTGGAAATAAATGCTGTCCGAACAGAGTGCTTGTAGCTGTGCCTTCGTAGTGGAACTCTTTTTTCTTTGATTTGATTTTAAAGCCGACAGCTCTGCCGCTCTCGTCATGATAAGGAAACCTAAGTGTGTTGCCGTATCTGTATATTCTGTAAAAAGAGTTTGTAGCTTCGCTAATTCGTCTTTTGTGCAGCTGTTCAGCTGATCCGAGGAACTGTACTCTTTCATTGTTCATCTTTGTGTGGGTGTGTGTCCAGTCTTCTGCTGGAGTATATGTTTGGCACGAGAAACAGAACGTGTGTCCGTCAGAGTAACGTGAGTTAGCATCTGACGAGCCACAGTTAGGACATGGTTCATGTGCCACAAATTCTGATTCTGTGTTCATGTTAACCAATCTATGGGGATTGCGTGTACTGCTGCCCACTTGATGCCGTGCTTTTCACACCATTGGGCATATGTTGTCTTGGATTTCTTACTGATCTTGTTAAAAGGAGCTTGAAATACCATACGCAAGTCTATATCTGGATTGTCTCGCACGACAGCTAGTATCTTGCGTCTGTCGGCGGCATCCCAGAAACCTTTAGCTTCTAGGAATATGCCGTTGGGTAGGATAAAGTCAGGATTGTAGTGGTGCTGTATCACATACGAGATCTTGTGTGTCTCATACTCATACACCACACCAATCTGCTCGAGAAGATCGCCGACTTGCTTCTCTAGCTTAGACCTAAAAGTCCTCTTCTGAATCGTCATCTTCAGCTGGAGGTACAGTCACAGGAGCAGGGGCTGATGTCTTGAAGCCTTCTGTAGTACCGAACATATCGGCTACTGCTTCTTCATCCATGCTGTCTGTATCAACAGCAGCTCCTTCTCCTACAGCTACGACCTGTACACCAAGTAGCTTAAGACTACTACCATAGGTGACTCCATCTCTGAGGATATAAGGCTTCTGAAAGAAACCAAGCTTAACTGTAGATCCGCCATATAGAGGTGTCTTCTTATCTGTGATAGGTGTTCCCTCGGTGTCGACTACGCCGGGTCTCTTGTCCTCTCCCCACGAGAACTTAATTTTGTATTTACCTTCAGCTACCTCTTCCCATGGTGTTGGCTTGAGTGTAGCTCTCTTTGGGTTCTTCAACTTGGACTGTGCCCATGTAAGGACAGCTTGTCTCTCAGTCTCAAGTGCGTCGATTACATCTTCGCCAACAATAGCAGCGAGTGAGTAACCGAACTTACCGGGTTCAAGTATGGCTTGGAAGCCTTCTAATTTAATCTCGTCAGTCACGTGGACGTTTTTAGGCATCAGTTTTGTTCTCCTTGTGGTATGTATCTATCTTAGACTGGATGTCAGTCTTTTGAGTTGTTAAGTAGTCAATCCTTTCGTTGATTGCTTTGAGTTGTGCGTGGTATTGTTCGTGTTTAGCTTTCTCTATGTCCTCTTTTGCCACGACGTAGATCTCTGTTGGTGCAAAGAAACTACTGAAAAAAGAACTAGGCGAGTAGAAAGCCTCTTTATAAATGTCTATTGTCATAGTTAACAGAAAAAATAAGTGGATTCTATAACCGTTTCGGGTTGTAAATCGCCAATGATAGGCGGTGCTGTCTCTGCTCCGATCTGTCGGGCAAAGTCAATGAGATAGTCATGTTCTGCAAAGAGAATCATGTACTTCTCCCTTATTATAGCAGATAGTTTATCCATATCGCAACATCTGCTTAACACACTGTCATGGATTAGTGCGATTGGTTCATCAAAACTACGCACAGCGAGGTGTAAGAGAGATGCGTCGAGACTATGTATCAGGTTGGGTGCAGTGGCTGCCTTGTGCCTACTGAGATCGACGTCGTTTGTCTCATCTGTAGCTACACTAAGTTGACATCTGCCGAGAAGTTGTAGGTCTAGACGTTCTACTTTCTTCTTCATAATCCGTTGCTTAACAACGAAACCTGATGGTGTTGTCCATTCCACATGATCTGCTCCATGCTTGATAGACTTAGACACCTCTGTCTCGATCCATTTCATAACTGCCATTGGCCCGGGCACGATCATGTGCATGGCTTCACGTACAGCTTTGACAATGGAGGTGAGGTCATCTTTATCGACCTCTATACCTTTCTCTTGTAGTGCTTCCTTGATGTAAGATCTATTCGAGAATGGTTTAGCGTTGTATGGTATAGTCATAACAGTACGTTTGACGCACTTTCTATCCCATACAGGGTGTACACTGGTTGGAATCCCTAAGCTTAGTGCTGTCTCTGCCACTTTAGCGTAAGCATCTTGTGGCTTATCAGAGGGGACGACATTGACCAGTGTAGCTGTGGACTTATCCCGAGCCAGACCAGCAAGTATCTGCAAGCCTGAGCATGTAGCGTCGGTAGCCACGGGTAGTGATGTTGTATGTCTATCACGCTTGATACAGCAATGATAGTATTCGTCGCAACTTGCAAGGAATTGCCATGGTTCTTCCGCACCTTCCCACGTTCCTAAGAAAGCAATGGGATTGGTTGCGACAGCTGAGACAAGTGAGACATTATCTCTTGTCCACTCGAGTCTCTCTTCCATAGTAGCTTTATCTAGACCATAACTGGTAGCTACTTGAAAGGCAAGCCATTTCTCAGACACAACATCTGCTTCATCAGCAAACTGTAACAAACTTTTTCCAAAGTCTGTGTCTTGTGGTGTAAGAAAGGCAGGGATAGGGTATGCACGACCACGGTAGTCGAAAGACCAAGGTATATAAAACACCTCGTCCTTGTAACGACGTACCGCTTCCATGGTCATGCGGGTGCGACAGGATCTCTTGAACTCTGCTGCTCGCTTATTCATTACTTCTGCCGCTTCCCTACGATACCTCTTACGGGATTCTTTGTTTTCTGCTATGTCGTACGGCTTTGGTGGCAGTTCGTAATTTATGATAGGGAGAAACTTTCCAACACTAATACCTTGTTGCTGTAATGCTTCAGCTGTCTTAACTATAAACGGGTTTAACCGATATTTTATTCGTTGGATTTTGTTCAGAAAAGATATAGGTATTTCCCCCTGTATACGGGAGGGATCGCCTCTACGAACTAAGTCGTGACCTTGCATTAGCTCATTTAACATGTAGCCACCGGGTGAGTCGTTAGTCCAGTCCTTTGGAGGTATCAACATCGGCCATGCAAGAGGGCTAAAAACTTCAGCATTTGCCATGACTTGATCTTTGATGTCCATAAACTCAGCAGTTGGTGCTATAAATACTGTAGTCTTACGACCTGTACGCATACGCTGCTTGTAAAACCAACCACTTGCTTGCATAATACAGTCAAGTAACCATGCACCTAGCTTGATACGTATGCTTCTACTCCATGGTGTCCACTGTTTGACTCCATATCTGTTCATCAACGTCTTGATAACAGTAAGTTTCTGCTGTGTACCTATTGCTCTGTGCCAATAGTTTTCTTTAAGTGTTGCCAGTAATGCTGGTGCGTTTTCTTCGTAGTGCCGCATGTTACATTCGTCTTCGATAGCCCTACCAATGGCTTCGCAAACATTCGTTGCAATGTTACAACCTTCCTTGTAACCGAACACTTTATCAAATGTAATCTTACATGCAATAGTAGCTGCTGCCAACGGCTCGATCGTAGCGAGATATATGTGTATGTCCTTGAAAGCTGCTCCATATTTACCCTGATGTATCTTGGTATTAGTCGTAATGATCTTGTCAACCACAAGTGGTAACAAAGTTTGTAACGAGGCTATACCATATATACTTGCAGACGCATAGTTCTGTTGCTCTAACTTGAGTGTTTGATCTCTAAGACGCTTGAGTCCCTGAGAAATCTGTGTCCTCTCCAGCTGTATCTGCTGATCTATCTGCTCTGGTGTAACATATGTCATCTAACTGTTCTCGTATCTGGTTGTATAGGTGTTGGTAAACCTCACTGTAATGTGGGTGTGATTTTGGTAGCATATCTAACGCCTGTTTTTCATAAGTGTAGACGTCATCACTTGGGATAAAAGTTTTCTTTGTCATTGTCGGTGATGTATTGTTCTGGTTTAAGGTGTTGTATGTGATCGTGTGTACATACTACGAGTTCATGCTCTTGTCCAGCTAACAACTTCTTCAATCTACGACCAGCTGCATCCGGTCTAATATATGTATACTCCTTGACTTTGCCAGTCACGCAGTGCTTTGTACGAATAATGATATCGTATGGTGGGCTAATAACCCAACCATTCATCTTCCAGTCCATGAGTTCGTCATACTCAATGCTCTCGAACCATTCGGCAGGGCATCTAGCTATTTTACTCCACTGGTTGGGAAAGTATTTCTTTGTCATAGGGTCTGTAACGTCTGTGTGGGTTTGCGTGTTTGTCAAGGTACACGTCCTTGAGAGTGGATTGATACCACTCCTTTGCCATAGAGTCTGCTCTGTATGCAGCTTCTATGTCATCTGCTGCCATCAGGCAAAAGTGTTTGCCGCACTCAGTGTCGGCACAATAGTAGCGGTAAATGGGTGTCATGGTTGTGATTGTGAACGTAGTTTATTGATAAGTACTTTGGTACGAGCCTTGGCAGCTTGTATCATGCGTACTTTTTTCTTGTATTTGGGCGGCTTCTTGCTGTGATGCTGCCAGTTTGGGGTAGTCATTTTGCAATGTATGGGTACTGTGGATCGTCAGGATAGTACCAATCACACAATGCATACTCGAGTGAGTTGCAATGATTCTCGGCATAGGCTTCTGCCTTATCCTGATTATGCACTATGTCTGCGTCAACATCGACCTTGATGAGCATATATAGTGGCTTAAGTTTAGTAGATCTACCGTTCCATTCATGGAACTCCTTGAGAGCCTTGTGTATCTCGTCAAAATAGTCGTTCATTACTTGTTGTATCTTGCTTGTATTTTAACATAGTTTGGGTTGCTTGCACCTAATTCTGGGTCATCTGCAATCATATGTAATACTTCTTGTATAAATTCGTTCTCGTCTTTGCTGATACCTACGATTCTGCCTGCTTTGCCTGACTTTTTAGTGGCTGGCTTCTTGGCTGGTACTAGACCACTAGCTTTAGACTTGATAGCTTTGACTGCTGGTGCATCTTTCATTGACTTTTCTAACTTTGCAACCTGTGCTGCTGCAATAGCTGCGTCTTGCTTGGCTTGTTCTGCTGCTCTCTGCTCTGGTGTTGTAGAGAAGTCATATACTGGTTTGGATTGTGTCATGGTGGTAATAATAAATGATGGTTTACGTGATGGTATGCGTAGATAGTTGGTAGCTAGCCACGACTTGGTGTTAAGGTAGCGTTTGTACGCTGTGATTGTGGATATTGTATTGTCGTACTTGATAGACTCTGGCATGGCACGTGTAAATGATGTGACGTTGTGATATGCGTCAACATAGTCGTCGTCGAAAGAACGCTGATAGATAACAGCGGCTTGCATGATAACGTCGAAACACGTGTGAACCTTGTCGTAACGTGCAGTGTACTCGTTGCACAATGCAATGCCGTGTACGATAAGCCACGATAGATTGTACTGATTGGCAGCAGCCCACTGTGTACATGGATGGTTACGAAATGCACCATGTGCAGTACGATAAGGTGTGCCATCTGATTTGTATAACTTACCTACGCCGTAATACCAGTCGCTGTATATAATAGAAAGCATTTGGCACGTCTCGAGTGGCATCTTGACGATATGCTTGTCAGGTAGGTTGCGAGCTGACTGTATTGGGCATGGGTCTGTAACAAAGATATTCATACTATTATAATAGCAAAAATTTAAAAGTCTGACAAGTAAATGTCAGTAAATCAACAAAATATTATTTGCTGAACGATCCTAACGGGAATTGAACCCGTGTTACTACCGTGACAGGGTAGTGTCATAACCGCTAGACCATAGGATCAGGTGCTATACCATAGGTACAGCGTTGCCGTTATGTCTCATCATTTTCTTGAGAGCTATATACGTCTCGTATGAACAGTCAGTCCATGTATCTTTCCAGATCATCCAATCATGTGCTAATAGTATTGGTATCATGGCTCTGTCGTCTATGTATGTGTTAAACATTGTTTCTTTCTCCTTCTATTTTATCTGACATACTGTCAAATGTGTCTGTATCTAATCTGTTATGATAGTAGTTGCTGCTGTATGCCCAACTAACTAAGTCTCTGAGTGCATCATACTCATCATCAGTAAAGGTAATTGTTGTCATGACTTACCTCCGTCAATGACGTGTAACTGTGCTTTTCTATGCTTGAGGTCGATAGCAAGCATCTCGTCTTGTATCTCGTCTCTTGTCTTGGTGTTAAGTTGATACTCGTCACCTAACTCATTGCATATACCATCAATGTATAACCACACTATGTCCCTGATAAAATGATACTGGTCATCATGTGTTTTCTCTGACTGGTTGTATGCAGCTTGACATATCATGTAGTAACTGAAACACTTAGGGCTTGAGTCAAGTAGTGAATGATGCAAGCCTTCGTTATGCTCTGCGTACCACTCAAGTATGTCATCTTGAGTCTTATGATGTATAGCCTTGCGACTAGCACCATTTGTAAGTATGTCCTTGACATCAAGTGGTGTATATGTGTCAAGTATTGAATAGTATGCGGCTTCTGTTGCTGTTGTCATGTTAAATAAACTCCATAGGTGTGGCTGTAGTAAATAGACCAACTGCTTCTTGTTGGTACATTTCTTTGTATAGTTCTGCACAGTCCTTGACTAGCTGTGTATTGTTGGTGTTGATGATAACAACCTTGCTATCTTCTGGTACGGACTTCCATGATCCCATTGCGTCCTGTATAGTATAGCCGTCAAAGTTGGCATCTAACACCTCTTGACAATATAACTCCCAGTCAAGGTCTGTTACATAACCCTGTGTGCCGATATTACGACCGAATGTTAAGTGATGTAGCATAGTTCTGATTGATATTGTGTCTGTTGATAGTTGTATAAGTTCATGAAATCTTGTGGTAAGAATAACAATAAACTTGTAAGTAATGATATAGTTAGCATTTTGTCCTCCTGATTATATTATAGCTGAAATTAAATGACAAGTCAAGAGTATTTTTACTCAAAAGTGATCTTGTCTCCGTTAGGTTTATATATTGTAACCTTGGTAGTGTACTCGCCTAGCTCGTGGTTGAGTAGTGCTGCACTTATAGTCTGTTCGTTCAAGTCATTTGATAGCCACATACTATTTGTAATGGCTTCCATGTACTCGTCTTTGGTAAGTGATAGTGCGACCTCGTTCTGTGTGTCGTCGTCCTCGCATTGTTCATAGTCAAGGCCGATAGCATCAAGTAGCTCTTGGCAGTCTATATCTATCTCTATGTAGACGTCGTACGTCCCTGATTTGCGTACGTCTTGGCGTCTGTCTGCTGTTGTCTGCGTCATGGCGTTGTGATTGTGAAATGATTAAGTGTAAAATTGTCTTATATATTAATTATAGCATCTTAAATTGAGTCTAACATGATATTTTAGCAATACCACACAAGACTAATGTGTCGCATGAGACTGATTGTGATAATGATTGTGAATCTCATAAGACTCACTATTAGTCTCAACCTACTTTCTTATGTGTCTTATTAGTATTACTATTAGATTTAATAAATTTACTTTTACGATTGTAATTAATTGTTGAATTGTATTGACTTAAACTTGGAGTTAAATCTAATTCTTCTAACTCTTTAATCGTAT